GCTCCATTTCTTGCTACCGCAAAAGACCCAAAACTTGAATTGGTTTGCCCACTTCCTGCATTTCCGCTTGTGTCATTTGTTGTCTGAGCAGCGCCGCCAGTACCACCTGCACCAACCGTTACCGTTTCAGTCGCACCAAGCGCAGACGCCGGAATCCAAAGTTCTGTCCTGCCACCCGCAGCGCCACCTGCACCGCCACTCGCCGCAGTAGCAAGACCACCGCTAGACCGTTTCCTCCCTGACCCACCACCACCACCACCACCAAAAAGCAGGACATAAACCATCTTCGCCCCAGCAGGCTTAGTCCATGTCGATGACCCGGTACTGGTGAACTCTTGGATGTCTGCACTCGATATGCCGCCACCACCAGCAGCCCACTTCACTCCAGCAGCCACGCTGCTATCGGCAGTCAGAACATGAGTATTGGTTCCAACTGGCAGACGCACATTGCTCGTGCCGTCGTTGACAAGCAGATCACCCTTTGTCGTCAGCGGAGCGATTTGATCAGCCTGCGACAGAACCTTGACCGTCCCGCCGCTGTCCTTGAAGTACAACTTCCCGTCAGCGGTGTTGACCACCAACTCACCAGCAGACAGGCTAAGAGCAGTCGGAACCGATCCGGGTGTGCTGCTGTTTCTAAGCTGAATCGTGGTGGTGTTGCCAACCAGACTTGCTGATGTCGCAGGAACAATTTCGGAATTGTTGTCCACCAACACGGCTCGTTCTGCCGGATAGGTCAGGAATACATCTTTGCTACCCGCACCCCAGTTGACTGCTGATCCGCTGTTGCTCGACGCAAGGATCGTGTCACGGCTGAGAGTCGTACCGGATGACGTATACGTCCCAACACCGACCTCCCAGTTCGTGCCGTCAGTGACCGTGTAATAGGTGGAGTTTCCGTTACCTACAACGGCAAACGATTGAAACCCCGTCACCGCACCTGCAAGCGTATAAGTACCCGTGCTGGTAGTTGTCGTGGTTTCCTTTACACGATCCTTGACGATAAGGGCCATGATCTACCTTTAAGCAATCCGGATGATCGCGTTACTTGCATCGGCAGTCGGGAAGATGATGGTGAACGTCCCAGCCGTCGAAGTCTTCGCCCCGCCAAAGTCCAAAATACAGACCGAAGGGTCGCCCGCTGCTGAGTCGTTGTAGATCATCGCGCCAAAGGCCGTGATCGTCGCACTGGTAAACGACAAGTCCGCAAAGTCCGTGAACGCAGTCGTACTAGAGCTCGTCGGCGTCACATTGGTCAACGCTCCGCCGCCCGCAGAGTACGTTCCAGACGCCCCCACCTCGTTGGTCGAGGTGTAGGCCGTAGTCGCCGCCGTAAACGAAGCGCTGTTGTCGTAGAGCGCCAGCTTGAACGTGTTGCCCGTGCTGGCCGTGAAGTTGTGCACTGCCCTCATCAGCTCAACCTTGAAGCTGGTGCACATAAAATTGCCGGTGAATGCCATGTTAGTCCTCCAAAATTGAGCGCAAATCCGCATGTCCGGCTTGGCCCAGCCTATTTGCAATGGTTGCACGGTCCTGCTGGACCGCTTCCTTCAGATAGAACAGGACAACCTGCTTGACCTGCTCCTTGAATGCACGCGCCTGCGCCTGCACCGCCGGATGCGACTGGTCTCCGACAAACACGATCTTGTCAGCGGCCCGCTGCGCGAGCTCCTCAGGCGTCCAGCCTCGCGCGGCCGTGGTGGCGACCTGTACACCACCCAACAAAACAGGGGATTGAACAGAAATCATGGTCCGGGTGACTCCGATTTGACAGGGATACGAATCATGCCGTCGCGATACTCATCACGACGACGACGGCCTTGCTGCTCAATGCCCAGCCCTTGGAGCGCCTCTTTGTAGGCACCCTTGAAGTAGTTCAACATATCCCCCGGGCCCTTCGTGTAACTGTACGCCTGAACCAAGCACGCATACAACAGCGCCTCCGGCGCATTCAGGCTGATCCATGTCGTCGGATTCGCGGAAGACAACTGCACCGGGCGATAGATGTACCCCAGCTCGACGACGTATCCGGAGTTCGGAGTCGGAGCCACGTAAAACGTGTCCTGATCCCAAACCGAATAGTACTTTGGAACACCTGTAGCAGATCCGTCCGGCCAGAACTCCTTCATGAAGGAGGTGTCCCGGAAGTCCAAAAAGATCTGATCCCCCGACACCGTGATCATCATGTACCGATGCGTCAGGATGCCCGACGGCGCGGCCAAGAACTTGTTCCCGGAGGTCAGATTGCCCGCAACCTCAACCTTGAAAACGTCCAGATCGATCTCGCGAAGGATCTGATTCTCCGCCATCGTGATAAACGTGTTGATCACCGATGCAGTGAAGACGTTGCTCCCCACCTCGGTGTAGTTGCGAATGTTCGTGACGAGCTCGTCGTAGGTCATGATGTGCTCACTGTGACAGATCCAACGACGCCCTGAGCAATCAAGGCTTGTCCCTCGACATAGGGCCGCATGTCATTCGTCCCGCGCGCGCTGCCAAAACTCTGGAAGGCGGTAAAGCCGGGCGCTCCAACAAACACCGACACAGGCTCAATACGATCGGGCCGAGGATCACGCAGCGCGATCGCGTCCCCTCGATATCTTAGCGGCTCAAGCTGCGGTTCCTTGGGCTCATAATCATCCGGGCAAACCATGTAGCCCTGCCAGTTCTTGCGCAGGATGTTGTACGGATACCGCTGCCCACAGTAATCACAAAGGGCTAGTGAGTACTTTCCGGTCGCGTATGCCACGTCATATCCCTAGATCCGGAACAAACTGCACACTGGCAGTGTCACGATCCTCAAGGGCAGCTCGCTGGAAGTCCTCATCGTAGATGGCCTTCAAGGCCTGCGTCCGCTCAGGCGCAAACTTCAGGGACAGATAGTAGGCCAGCCCGGACGCCAGACACGGCAGAAAACGGAAGTTGATATCCGTCGTGTTGGTGTAGTCCCCCGCATCTTGGATGCGCCGAATCCGGTAGTACACGAACGTGTACGTCTGATCCGCTGCCGGATAGAAAAACACCTTCGGCGTGTTGGCGCGCTGCACATAGAACTGTGCAGGACGGGCCTGCGAGGTCTTGTCCGGGACGTTCAACCAGTCTTCCCGACTGATCCGCTCGATGTAGACGTCCGTATTGATGCCTTGGCTGTTCTGACGGATGATGGCTTCGAGCACGTTGACCGTATCCGAGGCCAATGTGATCTCATTGTTCCCCTGAGTCAGCGTATAGGTCGCCTGCTCAATGGTCCAAAGGTTCAACCCGCGATTGGCCCAGTCCAAGAAAAGCAAGTTGAGCGAGCGGCGCGCCGTGTTGAGCTGATATCCGCTCTGCGGGCGCATCCCGCAACGCTCAAATGCCTCTTCGACGAGGTCATCAATCGAGAGGTCAAACGTGGTGGTGCCGGAAGTAGTCATTTGCTGTACAGGTTATTAAATGTTGCTTGCGCATCCATGTACGAGTCGTCCTGCTCCGCACAATGTGTCCACTGACTCGGCCTGAAGTCGGGGGCCCCTTCTCCTGTCTGCCAAAACGCAGGGCTTGTGACCCGGACGCGATTGTTTGGCAGCGCCACAATGTTCCCTGTCCACTTGCCCGCATCGGTCAAGATTAGTACATGACTTTGCTTGTGCTGTGCAGGGCAATCAGCTACCTCGCTTTCCGAGTAGTCCACAGTAAACAGATACCTGCCAGTGTGAAACTCGCCGTCAATCTTGCACAGCCATGGACTGGGGCTGGTTCTCGCAAACTTCACCACAGTGTGGTGGTGTGAAGGACAGTCCCAAGGCTGTGCCAAGTGCGTAGGCATACGCTCTGGCCACTCCTCCAATGGTATGTCCCCCACCAGCGCTGTGATAGGCATACGCGCCCACATTGCTCCCCCATGCACGTTTTCGGAGTCATCTACCAAGCTTTCACACCCGGTAAATACGATCTGAAAACTCAAGCAACGATCCGGCATGGCATTTACCGCAATGACATTTGCGTGCAAATACTCGCCATGGTACTTCTGGTGCATGTGGGTAAACTCGCGTCTAACCCAGCACTTGAAGTACGGAATGTTGCTGATGAGGTAGGCCATTATTTTGCGCGCTTACCGCCCGCCATCATGCCTTTGGACATTTTCTTGACAGCGCCGCCCGCAGCGTAGCCTTTGGACATCATGCCGCCGCCCATCATGCCAATGGGCTTGCCCATC